AGGTTGCAATGATAGTAAATAAAGCAATAACTTATTATAAAAAAGGTTTAGATAGTAACAAGTTGCCGATATGGACAAAATACGTTTTTAGTAATGTATGGATATTCGGTGGTGAAGGCAGTAACATAAATAAAGGTTATGAAAATGCCAATAATGTTGATGTAAGAATACCAATGAAGTATGTAACAGATACCAGTATTTTTTCAGCAGAGGACATAATAGCAATAGGTGAACAGAATGATATAACACAGCAAAGTGACTTAGAGGGAAAAGAATTTTACAATGTAACAAGTGTTAATATAAATGATTTTGGGAACAATCCTCATGTTCATTTAGGGGGCAAGTAATATGGAATTAAAGCCAATAAGTGAAATACACGCACAGCTAGGTATAGAACCAGGAGGAAGAATACAAAAATTTTTTACAGACGCTTGTAGAAAACATATGGATAAATATATTCCGATGGATACTGGTATGTTAAGAGACACATGGACAATGGGAGCAGATTATATAACTTATGAACAACCATATGCTCATGCTCAATATATTGGTGAAGTTAATGGAAGTCCAGTAGTAAATTATACAACACCACGGAACTGGACCTTATTGGGATAAGAGAATGTGGTCAGCAGAAGGGCAAGATGTTATTGAAGAAGTGCAGAATGAGGTGAGAAGACATGGAAATGGCTAATTTAAGAATAACAAAGTTAAGAGAATACTTAATTGGAGTTATAGGAGAGATTAAAGACAGTTTTGGAGAAGTTAATGTAGATTATCTTTCAAAAGAGCCTAATAATTATTCTTTAGATAGAATACCAACTTCCAGTATAGTAGAAAGATGGATAACGGGAACAGAACTTCATAGAGATGTTTACTCACTTAGAAGTAGGATGAATTATAGTGCAGATACAATGGCTAATATAAGCAATATAGGCTTCTTTGAATTGTTTGAAAACAAAATAATTAAAAAGAATGAGGCAAAAGAATTGCCTGATATTGAAGGAATACAAAGCATTGAGTGTTTAAATTGCGGAAGTATTAGGGCAGCTAACACGAACACTTGCGAATTTGATATACAAATACAGATAGAATATAGAGTTTAGGAGGTGTAATAATGAAACCAAAGGCAATAAAAAGATGCCAAGTAAATGGTGTTTTTTATGAAGAAGGCGAAGAGATAAATATTAATACTAAAGAACAATTAATAAAGTTAAATGAAATGGGTTTCATTGAACCTTTAACGCCAAAGCAGATACAAGAATATTTCAACAAACCTAAACTATTTGAAAAAGAGGAGGAATAATAAATGAGTTTAGCAGTAGTGCCAGATGGCATAGAAAAAATTAAGAGAAGTCAGTTCTTAACATATATTGATACCACACCATCAGCAACTGCAACTTGGGTAGTATTAGGAGTAGGAATAAATGAATATTCTACTTCATATAATCCACAAGTTGATACTGAGAAATGGATAATTGAAGATAATGCTAGAAATGACCATACATCTAATCAAAAACAAGGTAGTGTAACACAAAAATGTTATAAAGATGACCCTGAATTTGAGTTTGTTGCTGAAGGTAGAGACCAATTAAATTATAAAACACATATATTAGATATTGATACTTGGGATGGAACTGCAGGTAGTTATCCAGCAAAAATGAGTGATGCAATAATTGCAATAACAAGTTATTCTGGAGAAGAAATACAATATGATATTTATTATGATGGAGACCCAACAAAAGGAACAGTTGCAATATCAGGTGGAACACCAACATTTACACCAAGTGCAAATTTGTAATAAGTAATTAACAAAGGCGAAGGCATAATATTTGCCTAAGCCTTTTTTTTAAGAGAGGGAGGTATTAGTTATGGAAGCAGAGGTAAAAACCAAAAGCGATAACGTGATACAATTAAAAAAGAATGAAGATATATTAAAATTTAGAATAGCAGATGAAGATGGAAATGATACAGGCAATTTTTTAGAGTTTAATCTTGAAGATATAGAATTGCCATTAAGGTATCAGGAGCTTATAGAAAAAGATAAATATAATAAGCAACAGCTTAAAAATCAATATATTATTATTGAGAAGAAGCAAGACCATAAGGGCAAGAAACTATTAAGTGCTAATGAAGAGGCAAGAATAAAAGCTATGAGAGACTTTTATTTAGCGGAAAAAGAAGTATACGATATGTTTCTTGGCAAAGGTGGAGTAGATAAGCTGTTAAATGGAAGAGAAATGAGTTGGGGTACACTTGCCGAAATAGATGAAATAATAGAGCAAGCAATCCTACCAAAACTAGAAATAAATGCAGAAAAAATAAAAAATAAGATAATGCAAAAGTATTCTCCTAAAAGAGATGATGTGATTGAGTAATCCAGAGTATGTAAAAGTAGACGGAACAGAATATAAAATAAATACAGACTTTAGAATAGCATTAGAATGTAACACAATAGCACAGGATGAAAGTATAGGAGAGTATGAGAGAGCATTAGCGATAATATACAAGTTATTCGGCGAAGAAGGCTTAAACTGTAAAAACCAAAATAAGCTATTAGAATTAGCACTAAAGTATCTTTCTAAGGGAGAGGAACAAAAACCTGTTAAAACTAAATCTCGTGACAAATACGAACTAGATTATAGCAAGTGTAAAGGACTAATCCAAAGTAGTTTTAAATATGATTATGGATATGACCCATATGAGATGAAATATTTACATTGGTATAATTTCAGCAATGATTTGCAAAACTTAAGTACAAGTGAGTTTGGGAATTGTTGTATATTAAATCGAATTGCTATGGTATTAAATAGCGATTTGTCAAAGATAAAAAATACAACAGAGAGAAATAAGCAAGCGGAAGTAAAGGAAGAATTGAGAAAGAAATATTGTGTTGAAATAAAACCAACCATTACTAAAGAACAGGAGGAAAGTGCAAAAGCCTTTTATAAGAGCCTAGGAATAAACTTGTAGAAAGGAGACATGATGGATGGCGGAACAATAACACTAAAAACAAAATTAGACACAAAGCAATTTGATGCACAAATAGCACAATTAGAGCGTAAACTAGAACAAATGGAAAAATCATATGCAACATACAAGGTTGTAGATGAAAGAGATAAAGAAGATATGGCTCAACTTGCTGTTGCAATAGAAAAAACAAAAAACAAGCTTATACAATTACGCAAAGAAAAAGAAAGATTTTCAGAGCCAAGTGGAATAAAAGGATTAAATACTGGAATAAACAATTTTTCAAATGGTTTACAGAAGGCTGTTCAAAGAGCTAGTAAGTTGGCGTTAGGTATATTTGGAATAAGAAGTGCTTATATGCTATTACGAAGAGCATCTAGTGAACTCGCAAGTTATGATGAACAATACGCTACCAATCTTGAATATATAAGATTTGCTTTAACGCAAATGATAGCACCCGTTTTAAGATACATTGTTGAGCTTGCAATGAAATTATTATCATTAATTAATTCTATAAGTGTGGCATGGTTTGGAGTAAACTTGTTTGAAAATGCAAGTGTAGACAATTTTGCAAAAATGAAAAAAGGCGTTGGTGGAGTTACATCAGCAGTAAAAGAGTTAAAGAAACAGTTAGCTGGATTTGATGAAATGAACATACTTCAAGAAAATGGTCAAGCAGAATCTGGTGGAGGTGGTGGAGGTATCACATTGCCAGAAATGAATTTAAGTCAACTTAATGAGGAAACTGAAAGCTTTGTAACTAAAATAAAAAGTATGTGGGAAGAAGCTGGAGCTATTTATGAGAAAATGTTTGCTAACCCTGAAATATTTGATGAAGCATATGGCGAATGGGGTAAATTTATGTTTGGCATCAATGAAGTGTGGGGTGGAATATATAAATTTATAAATGGAATTATAGGTGTAATTAAAGGCGTTTCACAAGTTGTTGTGGGATTGTTAAAAGGTGATAAAGAATTAATTTCTAAAGGATTTGAAAATCTTATAAATGGAATTGGAGATTTGTTAGAAGGCTTTTTAAGATTTGTAAAAGGTATTATTGATACTGTGATAGGCTTCGTATGGGGACTTATTGTTACAGTTGCTAAATGGGTATATAACAATTTAATAGTTCCAATAGCAAACTTTTTTAAA